TGTTGACAAATAGTTGTAGCTAAATATAACTATATGTAGCAAGTGTGTGGTTATAAGCGCAATAGTCACATACTTATTGCAAACAAGCAGTCTTACGGAATACCTGACGAGCATGGCCCGTTGAAATTTTGGTTGGCCAACCGAATGAATACGCACCCATAGCGAATCGGCCTCTGATTAGTCTACTAAGTTTGTATCTGTGTAAATCGAAACTTAACTATAAGGAGACGGGACTATGGCATTTACAAGTGCTGCAGGCTACGGTAATCTTCCTAACGGTAACTTTTCGCCAATTATTTACAGCAAACAGGTACAGCTTGCTTTTCGCAAGAGTGCTGTTGCTGAAGCAATCACTAACTCCGACTATTTTGGAGAGATTGCAAATATGGGCGATACTGTTAAAATTATCAAAGAGCCTGAAATAACCGTCAAGGAATATGCTCGTGGTACAACTATCACACCACAGGACCTTGACGATGAGGACTTCAACCTTACTATTGACAAAGCTAACTACTTTGCATTTAAGGTTGATGACATTGAGGAAGCTCATTCACATGTAAACTTTCAACAGCTTGCAAGTGATAGAGCAGCGTATCGACTAGCTGACCAATATGACCAAGACGTTCTTGGATATCTATGTGGTTTTAAACAGTCTGCACTACACGGTGCTGCTGATACAGCTAACACAACAGTAAATGGTGCAAAGGCAGTTTCAACAGCAGGTTCTGATGAACTTCTTACCTCTATGAAGTTAGATGCTTCTGACTTTACAGATGGTTCAGGTACAGCAGGTTCTGCAAGTAACTCTATTGGACTTCAGCCTAGAGGTCCGGGAGCAACTGACTTAACACCTGCCGCTGGTACAACTTTTCCATTAACAGTCATTGCTAGAATGGCTAGACTACTTGACCAACAAAATGTTGACTCACAAGGTAGATGGTTAGTTGTAGACCCTGTGTTCATGGAAGTATTGAAGGACGAGGACTCTCGACTATTCAATCAGGACTTTGGACAATCTGGTGGAATTAGGAGTGGTGAAGTTATAGGTAATCTACATGGATTCCGTGTATTTTCATCTAACAACCTACCTTCCGTTGGAACAGGCCCCGGCACTACTGGTGGTACTAACTCTTCCAACTTTGGAATTATTGTTGCAGGACACGACTCCGCAGTCGCTACTGCTGAACAAATAAACAAAACCGAAACTTACCGAGACCCAGACTCATTTGCTGATATCGTTAGAGGTATGCACCTTTACGGTAGAAAAATCTTGAGACCTGAAGCTCTCGTTAATGCTCGGTATAACCTCGTTTAAAAGGAGATTGAATTATGGCATTAGGTGATAATACAACCTCTGTAGCAAGAGGTAGTGGAGCTAGAGGTAGACAACCTTATATGATTCAAGCCGACTTGAATTTTGCAACTGCGGCCAGCGACAAGGGTACAGCCCTTGCTGCCAATGATGTGATTCCGGGTTTAACCATTCCAGCTAATACTCTCATTCTCGCTGCTGGATTTGAAGTAACAACTGCTCACACAGGTACTTCAACCGACACCGATTTTGACTTTGGTGTTACTGGTGGTGACTTGGATAACTTTGTTGATGGTTTTGACTTTGACGGAGCTTCTGTCGGAGACTACGCTTTTAAGGCAGGACAAACTCCTGTTCTTATTGGTGGTACTTCTGATACCATTGACGTTGAAATTCAAGCCATGACAGGTACAACGACAGGCGGTGTAATCCGTATGTTTGCTGTATGCATGGATGTTGATGATATGGGTAACATGACTGCTGATGAAGTAGACCGTGATACTTTAGCTTAAATAGTTTAGGTGGAGCAGGGCAACTTGCTCCACTTTATTTTAGGGATTTATAATGGCAACCTTCTTAGCATTAACAAATAGTGTACTAGCAAGATTAAATGAAGTTCAATTAACATCTTCTAATTTTAGTGCTGCAAGAGGTATCCAAATACAAGCACAAAATGCTGTGAATGAATCTATAAGATTTATTAATCAAAGAGAATTTAATTATCCCTTTAATCATTCTGCAAAAACAGAAACACTTGTTCCCGGTTCAGTTAGATACTCAATACCCACTGACGCAAAACATGTGGACTACAATACATTTAGAATAGTAAAAGATGATAATGTAAATAGTGGTGGAACAAGTTTAGCTATTCTTCAATACAATGAATACATAGATAGGTTTGTAGAGCAAGAAGACGAAATAGTTAGCACCACATTAGCTGAAGAATTAGACGCAACAGAAACAGAAATAGATGTAGCAAGTTCCACAGGGTTTGACTCTGCTGGGACTTTATTTATAGAAAATGAACAAATAACCTACACTGGTATTAGCACTAATACTTTTACAGGTTGTACACGAGGAGCAAACGGAACAACGGCAGCTACACATAGCACTAGCACATCTGTAGCACAATTTGAAAGAGGTGGTGTACCAACACATGTTGTTAGAACACCTGATAATAATTTTTTGTTGTATCCATTTCCTAACAAAGTATATTCTTTAAAATATGATTACTTTACATTTTCATCAGACTTATCAACATCTACAGACACACCAACAATACCAGATAGGTTTTCTCCTGTTATAGTAGATGGTGCTACGGCATTTGTTTATCAATACAGAGGAGAGACACAACAGTATCAACTTAACTTTAGTAGGTTTGAACAAGGCATAAAAAATATACAAAGTTTATTGGTTAATAAATATGAGTATGTAAGAGCAACATACATACCCCAAACAAGTAGAACAGTTTCTGATTTAATTACAAGAGTATAATATATGGCTGATTTATCAAGAACATCTCCTGCATCATTCCCATTACAAGGTGGGTTGGTTCTAAACAAATCTACATTTGCCATGCAACCCGGAGAAGCACTTGAGCTTGTAAACTTTGAGCCAGACATAGGTGGTGGATACAGAAGAATAAATGGATTTGTAAAATACAATACAAATGTTGTTCCACAAACAAGTTTGTCAACAGAAGAAATATTATTAGCTTGTATATTTAATGACACCATTGTTGCTGCAAGAGGAGAGAAAATACACACTGCATCAGCAGGAAGTGGGTCTTGGACAGAAAGAGACAGTGGCAGAACAAGTGCAGGTAAATATACATTTGAAAAATTTAACTTTGATGGCAATGACAAACTTATAGTTGCAGACGGAAACAACGCACCAACAGTATTTAATACATCGTTTGCAGCCACAGACGTATCATCAGCAGGGGGTGGAGAAGTTAGCACTGCTGTTACAGGAGCAAAGTTTTTAGCAGTATTTAAAGACCACATGTTCTATGCAGGAATGTCAAGCACACCACAAGAGGTGGTTTTTAGTGTACCATTTGATGAAGACAACTTTGCAACAGGTAGTGGAGCAGGAAGTTTTAAAGTTGATGATACTATAACAGGTATGAAAGTTTTTCGTGAAAACTTGTTTATATTTTGTGAAAATAGAATATTTAAACTATCAGGTTCATCATCAAGTAATTTTGCGGTATCACCTGTTACTAGAAATATTGGGTGTGTAAATGGACAGACAATACAAGAATTTGCGGGTGATTTAATATTCTTGGCAGCTGATGGTTTAAGAACTGTTGCAGGTACAGCAAGAATTGGTGACGTTGAACTAGGAACAATTAGTATACCTGTGCAATCTTTTTTTAATGAAAACATAATGAACGCATCTAACTTTGTATCTTTAGTTGTTCCAAACAAAACTCAATATAGATTATTTTTTACTAAAACAGGAACGGCAGAGCCATCTACAGAAGGTGTGCTATGCTCATTAAGAGGTCAACAATTTGAGTTTGCTAAACTAAAAGGTATTAGACCAACAGCTACAGATACTGTTCCTACCACTGCAACATCTGCACCGCCCACAATAGTTATACATGGTGGAGAAGGTGGCTATATTTATAGACAAGAAATAGGTAACGATTTTGATGGAACGGCAATAGAGGGTAAGTACAGAAGTCCTGATTTAAGTTTTGGAGACCCCGGTATACGCAAACACATGCATCGTGTTTTAGTTAGTTATAAACCAGAAGCGGCAATTAATGCAAATCTATTTTTAAGGTACGATTATGAAGACCCTGACTCTCCAAGACCTGCAGCATATTCTTTATCTGCTAGTGATATTGTTGCTGTATATGGCACAGGTGTATATGGAACAGCCACATACGGTGGTCAGTCAGAGCCTTTATTAAGACAGTCTGTAGAGGGTTCAGGTTTTACAGTAGCGTTAAGAATAGATGATGAAGGTGTTTCTGCACCGTATGCCTTGAGGGGTTTTGGTATGGAATATCAAACAGGAGCTAGAAGATAAATGGGAGCAACATACACAAGACAGTCCACATATAGTGATGGTGATATAATTACTGCAGCTCATACTAACGATGAGTTTAATCAGTTATTAGCAGCTTTCGCATCAGGAACAGGACACACGCACGATGGGACAACTGCTGAAGGTGGTCCTATTACAAAGCTATTAGGTAACACACTTACCTTTGGTGCAGCGACAGCAGGAACAGACATTACTATAACATTTGATGGTGAAACAAATGATGGTGTACTCAAGTGGATGGAAGACGAAGATTACTTTGAGTTTTCTGATGACATACTCATAGCGTCCACAGAAAAGATACAGTTCCGTGATACAGCCATATCAATAAACTCAAGTACTGACGGACAGCTAGACCTTGTAGCTGATACAGAGATACAACTTGCAGCAACTACTATTGACATCAATGGTAATGTAGATATATCAGGAACACTAACAATAGGCTCTGCAGGTATATCTGAAGCAGAACTAGAGATACTAGATGGTGCTACAGTAACTACGGCAGAACTTAACATCATGGATGGTAATACTTCTGCTACATCTACTACAGTTGCTGATGCAGACAGAGTTGTACTCAACGACAATGGCACTATGGTACAAGTTGCTGTAACAGATTTAGCTGCATACTTTGATGATGAAATAACAGCAATGCCTAACCTTGTTACAACTGCAGCCACAACTGTTGGTGCATTGGACTCAGGTAGCATTACTTCTGGCTTTGGTAACATTGACACAGGCTCATCTACAATAACAACTACAGGTCTTATCACAGGTGGCTCACTTGATATAGACGATGTTGTTATAAACGGAACAACTATTGGTCACACTGATGATACAGACTTAATCACGTTAGCAGACGGTGTTGTAACTGTAGCAGGAGAAATATCTGTAACCACTTTAGATATAGGTGGTACAAATGTTACAGCAAGTGCTGCAGATATAAATCTCATAGATGGGATTACAAACGGAACAGTTATAGCCAGTAAAGCTATAATTACAGATGCAAACAAAGACATTAGTGGTGGTAGAAATATTACAATTAGTGGAGAGCTAGATGCAGCCACGCTTGATATATCAGGTAACGCTGACATTGACGGAACACTTGAAGCTGATGCTATTACAGTAGACGGAACAGCATTAGACGAGTTTATATCTGACACAGTAGGAGCTATGGTAGGCTCTAATACTGAAACAGGAGTAACTGTTTCTTATGATGATAGCGATAACACGCTAGACTTTGTTTTAGGTACAGCACAGACAACTATTGAGTCACTAAAGAATACAAGTCTTGTGATTGGTAGAGATGACGATAATCTTATAAAGTTTGGCACAGACAATCAAATCATCTTTGAGGTAAGTGGTGGTGACAATGTTATATTCAAAGCTAGTGGTGAGATAGAAGCTTCTAGTCTTGACATCAGTGGTGACGCAGATATTGATGGAACATTAGAAGCAGACGCTATCACAGTTAATGGTACAGCACTTAACACAGTGATTGCAGGAGTAACAGTAACAAACGCAACTACTGCAGCCGTAGCAACAACCGTAACT